ACACTAGTATTATACTACTACTATACTACTCTTCTTTATCTCCTCCCTCTATTTCTTCTTTCTTATTAGTTAAAAACTTATACAGATGGCTAACTACTACTGTTAAGTATACAGTTCCAACCAATGATATTAGTTCATCACTAATCATACCTTTGAACACAGTCATACCTGCAACATACACAGATAATACAATTAACTCTACTGCTATTCTTTTTTTTACGCTAGGTTTTAGAGTACCTGTGTCTATAAACTCTAGTGCTAAACTAAGTAACTGCATAAATACAACTAAACCAATCGCTCTCAATGTTTCAATCATTATCTTTCTTCTCCTTTATTAGTTTTCTATCTCGTATGTTTGTAGTGTACCAGTATAACAATATCCACCATATAACCATTTACCGCTAGGAACTGAATCAAAAAATGTAGCTTGCCAACGTTTATGAACGTATGAACTATAATTATCATCTCTGACTTTGTATAAGGTCATGTAGTTACCTTTGGCTTTACATTGTAAGTAGTCTATTCCGTTTGGTTTAGGGTTGTATATGATAGTATTATCCCAATTCACGTTATCAGGTATTTGTTTAATGTCCTGATAGTATTTGATTGTAGGGTTGACAATTTGTGCAAAGTTCTCAACTTCTGCCTTACATTCAAACTCTTGTGTAACTGGGTTAAAGCCTCTCGTTTCAAACCCTTTATGTATATTAACCTTAAACGCTGAACAAAAGCCATAATCTTCGCTATAATAAAAACCAAAGTTAGCTGACACTTCACGCATTCCTTGTCTACCCTCGTAGAAAGTCCAATCATAATACTCTTCATCATGTAATCTAAAATCAGTCCCCAATAGTTCAGAACCCTCGAACATCATAATATTTTTTACTTTCCATGAACTATCTTTCTTAGCTCTCCAACGTATCGTTCGTTTACTCAAGTCAGTTATAGGACTTTTACAAGTGAATACAATTGTACACCTATGCCAAGAGGTATCTTCTGAATCAATGAAACTATTCCAACTAACGCGACCGTCAGCCGTTGTTGAATACAAAGAACCATTAATGTAGAATGGTTTAGTAGTGTCAATAAATACATCTGTTGGTCCTGCACCTATAAACGTTGTCATATCCCCTTTTATAGAAGATGTTGTTCGCTTCATATCCCATTGTAAAGTGTAAGTTTTGCCTGCTTGTAAAAAAGATAGTTGGTTTCCGATAACGTAGTCTTCTTCATTTTTATTACTAGGACACTTAAAACCATAATACCCACTTTCATAAGTTCCTGAATCGAAAATATCTCCGCTAGCTCCAAAAGTTTGCCATACCGTTCCGCCTGATTTTGTGAAGTATTCTCTAGTCCACAAATCTTTACCTTGATTAAAAGGGTCAACAAATACCCAACCACCTTTGAGCAAGTTTTTGTATCCTCCACGTTTCATTGTAGGGACTTGCATAGTTTCTTTGAACATTTCCCAATAATCTGCTTTATGAATGTTAAACTCGATTTCCCTACGTCCTAAGCCTATAAGGTCTAACGGGTTGTTTATATGTACCGTTTTACCGTTTATTGTACTATCCATTGTGTAGCCCTCTCATTCCGTAACCGTCAATTATAAAATCTTGACCGCTGTATTCTAATTGTGTTGTTCCGTCAGTCCAACCTGTAATGTTGTTATTAATTTCGCACTTCATCAACGTACCTGCTTGAACCATTGTAATTTGTTTAAGTCGTGGACTTACACGCATGCCTGTTTTTGTAACGTTCCATTTAGGTAAGTCAGCACTTGTTGTTTCGCTTTCACTTTGCATATAAGGAGTTGGTGTATCTCCGTGTTCAATTTTGTATCCTGCGACTGATAAGCCATCTTTAATAGTGGGGCCGTTATCAAATCGAAGATACATTGCGACCTCTTGACCTGCTTTAAAACTACCTGTATAAGACTGAATTACAAATTTTCCGCCTGTATCGGGTACATCTATTATTATTGGAGGTATTCCTGGGGGTTTAAGTGTTTCAATAATAAATTTACCGACATAACCAGTTTTTACTTTAACAATCATAGAAAATGAATAAATACCGTCTGAGGGGATAGTAAAAGGTTTAGTTATACCTGCGTTATAAGCTCCGTTGTATGACATCACAGTCAAACCCTTATAAGTACCATTCTTGTACCAAGCGGTTGAATTCCACCAATCGCCACTAAAGTCTTTAGTACCGCTTAACAAGTTAAAGTTAGAGTTAAAACGACTAATAGAAACGTTACTTAATACTTTAACTCTATATATTTTCATGTCTACGTCTATATAACCCTCTGCATACATCTCTCCACTTTTAGAACTTTGCAAAGGGTCAGCATAAAACATTACACAAAAGTCCATTTCTTCGCTGTAGTATAGCCCCATATAAACAGTTTTATTACTAAAGAAATCAATGTATTGCTTTTTGCTCAATGCTACTTGTATATTACTCTTACTAAAATTAATAAGCTCAATAGGGTTGTGTATTAACAACTCCTCAAAATTTAACCATGAAATCATTTACTTGTACACCCTTTCTATTGTGCATAAACCAGTCATAAAATTAACCGAACGAACTCCACACTCCCCATAAGTTAAGCTGCTTACGTTCGCCTTTTGTCCCCACCAAAATAGCTTGGTATTGTAAGCAGTTGCGTACATTTGAGGGTTAAACTTAACTTCGTTATACTTGATAACTGGGAACAGTTCTTCCACTCCTAGCGTTATCGGTCTAACGTTTGCAGGAAAATCAACGTAATTCTTATCTGTCATGATAACATTACCTTTCAATTCTCCATTTTTTGGTATAATACCCCAAGCTCTAGCGAATAATGTGTTACTTGCCGGAATCGTAAACTCTCCACTTTTGCTCCACGTTCCGTTGGTTTGTTGTTGAAATAACCATGCTTTTTTAGTGTTATAGTTAGCAAAAAGAATTTGCGTTGGTACTGGTCTAGTTATTGAATTTTCGTATTCTCTAAACCAATCTTCTGTACTTCGCTCTGTTCTTAATACACCAGTAGCCCAAATACTTGTTGCACTAGAAACCCCTTTGAGTTTTTTAGTGTCCGTTTCATTTAGTTTTGGTTTATAAGGCGCTAAAACAACACCAGTAGGAAAAGACACGCTTCCAGTCCATTCATTCATAGAACTATAATTTGTTTTTTCACTAATCCTACAATTCTCAATGTTATAACTTGCACGCATTTCATTCGCGTAGCTATCAAAGTTCCAATCAGACCAAAAAGAACCCATGTTATAGCCTGTATTAACCATTGCCGAACGAAGTAGTTCATCTACTCTGTAACGTTTATCAGCTTGTCGGTAATAATACCCCTCTATGATGTTACTTGCCATTTCTCCGAAAGTACAATCAATTGCAGTATTTACGTCAGTAACGTATAACGGTTCTTGGTTATCTGCCCATGCCTTTGTGTCGCTATCAAAAGTTTGTCGCTTGTCTGTGAACTGTTCAGGATAAATGACGTTACCTGTCAAATCAAATATGCCTTTGCTTCCATTCAAAACGTGAAATTTGAGTGTTCTACCTGCTTCGGTGTCATAAGTGTCTGAATCAATTCCAATCAATACACGTTGATTAAGGGGGCGACTATAACACCAAACAACTTCTTGTTTGCAAATTCCTCTTTCTTCTAGATAAAAGAATTCTTTACCGTTTTTAGAACCTGCCCAAATATAATCTTTATAATCGGTACTTTGTGGTGGTGTCCCCTCATAAGTCCCAGTAAATGGCGGTGTTCCGTCATCTGTGTTAGTTTTTCGATAGCCGTTAAACTCATCTCTATCCTCAACGAACGGAGTAACCTCTCCACCTTGTTCAATCTTAGGTAAATACACTTCAAATTGTACAAAATCGCTTGTTTGTGCTACTTCAAAGGCTATACCAAACTTTTCTACCGTTTCCGTACTAAGTAGCGTGTATACTTCTTTTACATCTAAGTATTGATTAGGTTGAACTTGGTATGTACCTACAAGCTCATTTTTAGTACCGTATAAAAGTTTTAACCTTACCTCTAATACATTTACACTAGAATTATACAAAGTGCCTGACAAGCCGTATTTTTGCCCTTTTGTTAGGTTAGGTGTTACAAAGTTAGGATATAAACTGGGGTGTTGTTTTCTTTCATAATCTGTACAAAAAGCAATACCGCTTATTTTATTCTCCCCTTGTGGTTTAGTGATGACAGAACCATAGCTAAAAGGTCTGTTCCAGTCTTCAGGACATTGTTTTCTTTGCCAACGCTTGCTTGTTTCTGCTCCAGTCGTTCCGTCTAAGAGATAGATATGTTGTGGCAATAATTCAATTGTTTCGATACTTTTTAAAGAACAACGTTGTACAATGTTCCAATTAGGTTTTTTAATCGTGAAATCTCTACCAGTGTTAGAATTCCAACAATATGCTTTAAAAATAGTCATTCTATCGCTAAGCCCTCCACTAAGTCTACTAGTTCTTTTTCTGTGCTTACTTCGTCCACTTTTTGTTGTTTAAGTTTCACATTTGCGTCAATATAAACGCCCTCAATCTCCATTAATTTCAACAATGCCGAACGGTCTGGCAATTTATTCACTTCTGTGACTGTTCGCCCTGTTTCTGTCTTACGTCCGTTAGGGTTGTTTTTATATTGTATAACCGTTTTTGTTTCTTTTGCTCCAAAAGCTAGGGTTTTTAATGCCTCTAGCATTTTTTTGTTTTCTTCTTCTGTCATAGCCATTAGATGAAATAGTCCTCACTTTCTTCACTTTCTAAGAACCACCACATTAGATTAATTAAAGCGTCTGCCAAATCAATCTTGTCTGTGTAGCCCTTTTTAATAATACGCATAAGCCCAAAATCGTTTATTTTCGTTTCTGCGTTCATTAAATGCACCGCTAGTAATTTACTATCAAAATGTATTTTCCCCTCCTCCATGAGCTTCTGTGTGGCTTCTAGAGTGTTTGATAGCTTAAAGCTGTTCTGCATTACTTTGTTATAAAATTCAATGTCATAGGTTTGTTCAAATTTATCAATGAAATTTCTGGCATAGTTAGGGTCATAATTCAACGCAATAGGAACACTACCGTTCATAGCACTCATAAAAGCGTCCCATGCTTCGTCAGACATGTTATTTACACCCTCGTGTGTTATTGTTTCCCCTAAGTGTTTAAACTTGTCTTCTGCACTCTCTGGCATGACAGGGATAGCCTTGAAATAATAGTGTCCGTTTTCTCTGTAACCTATTACAGTACCCCAAACATCGCCACGTACTGAAAAGTCTGAACCGATAGCAACTAAACGACCCTCAAAGTCTAATGGCGGTACTAGACACTTATCTACAATTTGTTTTGTAAAAATAGTGGTGCTGTCAGTCATTGACAAATTGAAACGTTTAGTAATAATTTTAGCCATTTTTACAGGGTTACCAATTGCCCCTATAAAGTCCTTTTGAATATCCTCAAGACTTAAAGTGTAGCCTAAAGCTGGGTTAGCTTTAATGTATTTAGAACTGTCTTTTACTTCGTCATAATCATCTAAAGCATAATAGAATACCCAATGACTGAAATCGTCATCTTTTACCCATTCTTTCCAACTTTCAAGCTCGTCATCGTAAGCACCGCCACGAATAACGTTGTTTGTTGTTGAAATAAAAAGCGTACCCTTATTTTTTCTTAGCCCCTGTCTAATAGTGATAAGAGGGTTCTTTTTAAATGCACCAAATTCATCTATGATAACAAGTTGTTCACGTCCACCGTCTAGCGTGTCTTCGTTACTAGCATAGATAGAAATCTCTGTGCCTTTGCTTTTTAGAATTGAGTTATCTTTTACAAGTATTTGTTCCTTGTTTAGTTTAAACTGATTTTTAAACTTATTAATGACGGTACCTTGACAGTTTCCCATAGCTCTGAAATGCTTCATAAGAATTTTTTCAGCTTGGTCTTTTTTGGTAGCCATTAAAGCAATAACGCTATTAGGTTTAGGAAACAAAAAGAGTTCAATCAAAGCTATCATGACATCAAGAATAGATTTAGCATTTGAGCGTCCTACAATTACAACAACCTCATCAATTTGATAAGGTGTGCAATACATCAAAGTAAGCACCGCCTTATGATATGGTATGATTTTAAAACGTTCGTTGTTAGGCAAAGTCATAAACTCCTCAATAAAGTTAAAGATTTTATCTGCCTTTTTGTAGTCTATTTCATGTTCGATTTTAGCCACTTTTTTCTTTAGTAGCTTAATCATTTCGCCATTATCTTTCTCTTGTCCTATCCAGTCTTGAATTAAACTCATTTTTATATCTCCTTATATTAAACCCTCCGCTATTATTCTAGCATAGTCTATCAAGTCGCCACTTCGTTCCATTCCTTGATGGCATTTATGGCAAAGAACTTCGGTTGGTACGTTTATTACTTCTTTGTCAAAGTCGTTGACCTCTAACATGTCGTTTTGCCATTGTAAGGGAATAACGTGATGACAAATTAAGTGTTCTGTACTCCAACACTTCTCACAATGTCCTACCCTGTTCTTTTCTTCACGTGCCTTTTTTATCCACTTAGGGTTATTGTATAGCTTACTTTTAGTATAAATCAACGCTTGTTTAGTTTTACCCCATTTCTTTCCAGTTTGTTATAAATTTCGTTCGCAATTCTACGACCGTCTGCACTAGATTGTACATAGATTTTGATGTCTTGTTGTGAGTTGTCTTGTGTTCCAATGCTTGGTGTTGCCGTTGTTCCTTTAGTTGCTCGTGCATAAGGTTGTACCGCATTCACGGCTCTGTTGATTGCTTCTCTACCACCTGCAAAGAATTGCAAGTCTAATGGTAACTGTCCATTTCTTGAACCTAGAATTTTTTGACCTAGTGAGGTGGGTTCTTTAATTCCAAGAGGGTCAATATTACTTCTTAGCCAATGAAAATCACTAAAGATATCTCCCCATGTACTGTTACTTCTAAACCCTAATGCTTTACCAAGTAAACCAGTATTACCCCCAACGCTACGTGAAAGGTTCAATGCACTTTGGACGGCACTATAAGCGTTATTTGCCCAGTTATACAAATCTCTTAATGAACTAATAGCTGAACCAACTTTACCTAAGAAACTACCGATAGAAGTATAATTGATTTTGTTAAAGAAGTTGTTGACTGCTTGCTTTGCGTCATTAACTGCGTCTTTCATTTCATCTTGTGACACTTTACCGTCATGGTTCTTGTCAATGATTTGTGTCAATGCACCAACTGCTTTACCTGCCATTTGACCTAACTGACTACCGATAGTGCTTGCCATTGTTGTGGCGTTGTTTCCTAGGTTACCCATGTCAATCCCTGTATCGCCTAACCCTTTACGGAAACCGTCCAAAGCACTTGTATTGAAACCGTTAGTAATCATTTCACGAATTTGCCCCCAAGTGCTAGGACCTGAAGCAACTAATTCATTCCCTTTCTGTTGGAACAATTCTAAAGCTCGGTTCATTACATCTGTACCAATTGCCCCATTTTCCATAGCTTGTTTGAACTCTCCCATACCTATGCTAGTATGGTTAATTTCGTTATATGCTTGAATCAACATATCACGGAACTGTGCACCCAAAGCCGATTGCATGATTTGGTTGAAGTCTTGAGCGTGCAAAACTCCTGAACCTAATGCTTGAGCCAAACCATAAGAAAATTGCTTCTGTGTGTCCATTGATAGACCTAGGCTATCCCCTACGGCATTAATTGAATTAACAATTTTAAATGCTTGGTCGCCTGTTAGACTAGTATAACCTGAAATGGTAGACCCTAACTCGTTCAGGTCATTACGTTGTGATTTTAGAAGTTCACTACCTGAATCAATGTATGAATTGAAACGTTTGTAACCCTCTGCACCGTCTGACAAAGTAGCTGATAAGCTCTTTTGTGCTTGAATTTGACGGTCATAAGTAGTCATCAAGTTGTTAGCAAAACCACCAACCAAGTCAGTAGCCTTTGAAATTCCACCAGTAACAAGCCCAATCGCTGCCGAAACACCACTAACAACATTCCCAATTTTTGAGAAAGTAGATAGCATATTTGAACCGTAACTTTTAACACTATCAAAAGCACCTGATAAACTGAACCCCTTACTTGAACCAATCTTTGAAAGTTCTGTGCTTAATCTAGTCGCTTGCGTTTGTGCTTTAACTAACTGGCTTTCTAATGCCTGTACTTGTTTTTGTGTAGCACCTGACATCTTTGCGTTTGCAAGTGCCTTTGTTAAATTATCTACGTTCTGTTTAGCAAGATTTAAAGCTCTTTGTGTTTCTTTAATACCTTTGTCTTTCATAGTCACAGAACCTGTTATTTGAGCGTTCTTGTTTGTTTCTTTAGCTAGACGACCAATATTATTAATTTCTCTTTGTGCTTCCCTAGCACTACTTAAAACGCCCTTAGTGTCTAACTCTGCCTGAATGACATATTTTTCTTTAGCCATTGTTTGTTATACTCCTTAACTTACGCTTAATAGTTTTCGTTTTATCGTCCATTTCGTGAGTAGCTTTAATTAGCGTTTGTCCATAACGTTGGTGTAAGTGGCGGTCATGAAGCAAGACATTGAGCATTCTCCAACTTTCATCTTTAGCTTTAAAACCGTTTATAATACCAATGTTTCCACTTTTAAGCGAACCGTATGACCTAGTAACTTGTTTAGTAATTTTACTAGTATCAAACTTTGCACGATATCCTGAAAAGTCGCCACCTAACGAACTTTTATAACTACGTTTTACCGTGTTCTGATTAGAATTAAAAGCGTCTACCATTTCTAACCAAGCTTTTTTCATTTGTTTCTCTGTGAACTTTTCTACCCCTATAAATTGCTCATAGGTTGCCATAATTTTACCTCCACATGTTCCGCTTTGTTTAGTTCTTCTGCGGTTGTTTTCTTCTTCTCTTTAGGTGTCAACGTTGAAATTAATTTTAGTGTCCACCCTAAAGGTCTATGGCTATATACTTCATAAGGAACTCTAAAAGCAGTCATAGCACTAACAATTGCAAGTGTTGTAATTCTTGCGTCGTCCCTTATTTCTTCTCTGCTAGTGCTATCGCTTTTTTTGTTTCGTCTACTAATTGCTCCATAAGTTCAGCAACTGTGACAGGTAAAAGTCCACCAATTAAAGCCCCTAGAATTTCATCTAGTGTATACTGTGGCGAACAAGCCCAAAAGAACAATGCCAAACTGTGATAATCTCGTTCGTTCAAATCTCCGAAGTAAATTCCGTTATCTTCCATACGTTCTAATGCTTTAAAATCAAATTTAAAATCTTCTTTCTTCATTTTTCTATTCTCCTTATAAATTAAAATAAAAGAGTGGGAACTATTAATTCCAAGCCCTCCACTCTTAAAAATTACGCTTTGATGTCAGTAACAGCGAGCGGTTTAAGTTCATTAAACAACTTTTTAAATGCCAATGCTTTGCCACTTGTTCCAGTTGCTAGCTCTGTATCGGACACTTTGAATTTTACAAATAAGCGTTTTTTGTTCCCTAGTGTAAAACCTCCAGTTGTAACAGTTGCTGTGTGTTCATACTCTTTACCTGTTGGACTTTCTTCGTCAGCTTCTGCCGTGTCACTTGGTGTTGTAGCTTGAACACTTGGATAGAATGTCGCTTTGTACCCTGTTCCGTCATTGTCACGATAACGTTCAGCATAAGCAAAGCCGTAAGGCTTGTAATTTTCTGCGTTGTCAGACAAGAAACCATGCGATGACTCAAACCCTAAAGCGTGAATTGCAAACTCGTCAGGCAAGTCATAAGACTTAACCTTAATTTGTGTATTTTTAGAACCTGCGATTGTACGATAAGGAGCGTTAAACCCTGCATAGAAGTTTTTATTTTCTTGGTTAGTTTCTGTTTCAACTGCTCGCAATCCTGCGATTGGAATGCCTGCTTTTGACCCTGTAAGGTCTGTGAAGACTACCCCATACCCTAGACCGTGGGTAAGTTCATTTTTTGATGTATATACCATTTATTTTTATCCTCCTACTACTTCCAAACTTTAATAGCACCTTCTTTTAAGAAACCGCCACAAACTAAAATAGTGCCATAAACTTGTACTTTATTATAACGAACATCTTTAGTAATTTTAAACTGTGGTGTCAAGTCCCCTGCTAGAATACCCTTATAAGGGTTGATAAGAATTTTATCATAAATGTTGCTAGGTACGTTGTTATAGCGTTTAAAACTAACAGTTTCAATTTTTGTTACTCCGTCAACTACTGGCGTAAAATCATTTTCTTTTACGAAAAGAAGGTCATCGCCCGACTGTGAAAACGAATCTGCACTTGCTTTCTTTTTAATAGCCCCATTAATCGGGCTGTCAGCTAGTGTGTTGTGTGTTCTGCCCCAAATTAAGTGACTTTCGATTGTATGGTACAAAGTATCTCGTACAATTTGCAAAGCGTTTTGTACACCGTCAGCAGTCAAATTACCTGCGTCAGCTAAGTTGATACCAAAACCAAAACCACGAGGTGTCAAGATTTTATAACTTTTTTCATTTACATCTAAAACGCTACCTGATTTTCCTTGCTCTTTAGCTTCAGGAAACCCAGTTAAATTAACCAACTGCAATAAATCAGACCCAACTTTAGGAACACGTGACAAGAGAGGGAACAATTCGCCAAACCCCTCCGTATTAATCACATTAGTCACGTTCTTAATTTGTTGGGTATAACGGTCTGTAATATTAAGATCAGCCATTATTTACCCCTTTCTTATTTAGACACCTAAACTACCCTTTTTTTTTTAGGTATGCTGAACGGTTTTTACCACGGATAGAACCACCCACAAGAGTTTCAGAAAGCCATTGTTCCACGTTATAACGTAGGTCAAAGTCGTTGTAGTTTTCCATGTTCAAATCTCCGATAAGTACGTACTCGTCGTGATTGTATACCGCTACTTCGTCTTTAGGCACCCAGACACGTGTTTCAAGATTAACTGCCCCAAACGATTGAGCAATTTGAGCTTTTGTCGCCAACTCGTTGAATCGTGAGTGTCCGTCTGTTCCTTTAGCTTTACGCAACTCTGCAAAAGTTTGTGGACTCATAACAATTGTGATTGCGTCAGAAATTGAGCATTCCGCAACTGCGTCAGTAATACCCTCAAACAAGTCTGTATACTCGATTTGTTTTGTCCAACCGTCTGTGGCAGTTTTCAAACCATAGAAACCGTTAGAACCGTCAGCAGAACCAAGAATCATGTTGTATTCCACTTTTTGAATAACACGGTTTACCATTTCAGACATTACATATTCAGATAATGCACCTGAATCATTTACACCTCGAACAGTTGCTTTGTCCATTTGTAGGTATGCTTCTGCCATTTGTGGACGTAGTGAACGTTTTGTAGCCGTTTGAGCTTTATTTTTGTCTGTACCTGCTTTGAAAGTACCTTGTAAGAAAGTATCATCTACACCGTCCTCTGCAAGTGTCAAACCTTGGAAGCGTGCTTTCATAGCACCGTCATAGATACCTGACTTACGAGCATATTTTGAAGTGATAGACCCAAGAGAGTTGACGACATTCAAATCTGAACCATTAGAAAATTCACGCAAGAAACCTTGTTCTGGCATTTCTAGCATTTTGTCCCCAAGTTCACGCATAAATTTACGCTCTACGTCTTGAGGTTTTTCGCTAGGGATAGACGCTTCACGTTCCTTTTTAAGTTCTTCACGTTCTTTATTAAGTTCTTCTACTTTAGCTTCAAGTTCTCGAACTTTTACACCTGCTTCGATTGCTTGCTTCATGATTTCTTGTGTTTCGTTTGCACCCATTTTTTCTTGTTCTCCTTTTTCTTCTTCTCTTACTTTTGTCACTTTAGCACCTTTATTACTTGGTAACGGAGTTAGTGACACCTCCGTAATTGTAACATCTTTGTAGTAGCCTACTCCGTCAATTTCACGAGCTTTTACACCGTTAGCATTAAAACCAACTGAAAGCCCTGTTTCCTCAATCTTTTCGGCTGTGTACTGTTCTTCGTCAACGTAACCTGTTAGAATTACATTGTCCCCCTCAAGATGTACGAACCCTGAACCAATCTTTTCTCTATGACGGTTTAAGATATCTACTCCGTCGCCTGCGTTAGCAATGGACTCGATAACAGTACCGTGTGAATCAATTGTTCCCAACGGGTTCGCTATCCCTCTTACTGCTTTTACTTTCAATGTTTCCCCCTTTTGCCGTTGTTGATATATAAGCTACAAAGTTCTCTTGATTGAAAACGATGTTCTTATCGTGTTGTTTTAATAGTGGTAACACTTTTTGAATTGCGAAAGCGATAATAGTAACTTCATTACTTTGTCCATATAACAATTCTCTAGGCATTCCATACTCACTCAAAGCAATCTCTATTGCAAGGTTTGCGTCATTTTGTAGTGAACCGCTATAATCTGGCTGAATCTGTTTGATGTCGTCATCTGAACCGATAACCGATACACCATTAAATTCTCTGGCAAGTTGTTGTTGTTGTGTTAGACGTTCACGAATTCTGTCCCAAACTTCTTTCAAACCACTAGAAACTTTAGTTTTCCAATAGATTTTGATTTGAGCTTGAGAATCAAGACGTCTACCGATACCATTACTAGCCATTCCAAACATTACACCAAACCGTTGTGGGTTAGCACCATAGAAAGGGTTAAGCAACATTTCATAATCGCTTGTTCTAATAGTGACCTGTCTGCGATTTGGTTCTCTGACTAAAATGTTAAACTGGTCTGCGTTTACTCTTTGAGCGTAATACTTGAAACCACCATACCAAACACGATAAACTTCTTGACCTTGTAAAGCCCAATAGAATAAATCTTCTAGTTTGGACGCTTCGGAATAATCAACATTATCAAAATAGGAAACTAAGCCCAATAACTTACCTAGTAACAAATCAGTTGTAGGGTTTTGGACTGTGAAAGTTGAAAAGCTCACATCTTCCGCTCTGCGTGATAGATTAAATAAGCTCATTCACTCCTCCTTATTTGAACTCTCCTGAATTCATGTCAATTTTGATACCGAACTCTTTTTCAATTTCAGTACAAAGCATTGTGTCAATTGGTAAGTTAAGTTTAGCCCATTTGTTTTGGTAGTTATCCAACATACGTGTTGTACGAATATGACGAATACTTATACCGTCAGAAACATACCAATGTTTAGGTTTTCCGCTTCCGTCTAGTCCTTTAATAAGATACATTTTAATTACTCCTTTTGTTTGATTGTTTTGGTTTGAACTTCCAGTAACTGGTTTATTAAATAAGTCAAGTTCTGCTTGTCTGCGTCGTACTAAACCTTGTAACACTTGACCGCCTGCATTACGATACTTCGGAATCATTGAAGCACAATAAGCATGACTGAACTCTGCCCAACCGTCAGCAACGAAAACATTACCACAATTATAAGCCAATGAAACCAAAGCGTCAAACTCATTTTGATTTGCTTTGCCTTTTACATAAGCGTCAACCATAGGTGCATACTTGTTATTCAAATCAATTTCTAGCTGACTATCAGCTTGCGATTGTGTCCAAGTTGTACCTTCCGTTACTCCATAATGTCCCCAACCGATTGTGTACATTTGTTCCCACGGTACTGGTTTATAAGCAGTCAATCGGCAACCCTCGAACTCTTTAATCAAGTTCAAACCGTTTTGAGATATTTTGATATTACCACCCCCCATTTTTTAATTCTCACTTAATGGTAGAGATTTACCGCTTTTTAATTATTGTTTTTTATAAGGGAACAATTAACCCAAGTGTTCACAATATGTTAAGATGTTATAAGCGTCTGCGATGTTGTCATCTTTGCAATCAGAATCAACCAAACCTGTTGCTTTTAAAAGCTCAAGACTTTCTTCTTTGCGTTGTTCTCGTTTGCCTGAAATAAGATGATAGCTACACCATTTAGAGTTATCAATAAAAGTATAGCCATTTACTAGACCGTCAATAGCACCGATAAAATAGCCGTTACAATTAGCCAATGTAATACTGTGTTTTCGGTTTCTACCCATAATAGGTGTTTCAATAGCTAGATGATAACCTTTTAAATCAAACTCATCAATAATATCTTTAATTGCGTTTACAATGTCAAAGGTACGTTCCCAAGCGGTCTTTTTAGGGTTATATGCTTTAATAGAACCAACATAAACTTGACCGTCTTTTCTAAAAGCGTACCCTGTACCCTCGTCTTTCTTACTAGCGGTACTAAAATCAATAGCTAAAATTTTTTTCATTTCTATCCTCTTAAATGGGTAGGCTATAAGAAGTCACGACTGCGTAAACATCTTCTTGACTTTTGTCAACGTTGACACCGTAGTCAGTTTTAGAAATAAACTCTAACACTTGTTTTAGTTCTACTTCATCATTAACAAAATAGATGTTTTTTTCTGCCATGCTTTTACCTCCCTCATTGATTATGGTATTATTATAGCATACCACTTTTTTAGTTTTACTTTTATCATACCAACAAAAGATTTAGATAGTTTACAATTTTATTAAATAATTTGTAACCAAAAAATAATATATTCATTACTATCCCCACAGTTGAGCCATTCTTCTATTTTTGACCCTGATTTTTTTGATTGATTTTAAAAAAGCATGTGTTATAATAATATATATAAAAATTGAATACGTCTAAGGCTTGTCTGATGTCTTAGAAAGTGAGTATATGAAAACCGTACTGGATAAGGCGTGAGTAATGAATTAGGCAA